TTTCTTATTACAATTTCTATCGCATAAAAGAAAAACTGGGAGGTTATAGCCCAGTCGATTATAGAAAAATGAATCAGAACAATTTATAGTTAATTAAAATAGGTCCAATTTCTGGGGCGCACTACAATTTTGGAGTTTCAAAAATTTGGCCTCGCGTATTTCTGAGGTGGGCCCTCCGGTACTCTCAAATACTTTGTATTTGCAGACCGGGGGGGGAGTCATTTTGCTAGAGAACAAGGAACAAAAAGAACAAGATTTTCTATAAAGTTCTAAAACGTGCTTTTAATTATCTCTACTGAATTAATTTACGATTTTCGAACAGTTATATATTTCTTGTTCCGCTTGTTCCTGTTCCTACTTTTTACGAATGAAGTATCGCTGTTTAGAATAAGGACCCATGACCTTAGTTTTACCAGATTTAACCCAGCCTGGTATCTGCGCCATTATCATAGATATCGCGTTAGATTCTTTATTGTTGAAGTCGGCCTTGTCTTTATTGAAGCACTCCACCCAAATCTCTATTGGACTAATCTCTTCGCGTTGATAGATGGCCGCACCAAATGTCACCTGAGGGTAATAGTTAGAATCAAACTCTTTATTAAAGTAGTATTGCCTATCCGCGATGGAACATTCATCCCAGTTATCAGGAAGAAGCTCATCTAGATACTTCTCCACTATGCCAGTCCTATCGTCATGCTCCATAGCATTGTTTTGATACTCTGCCGCTATTTCTAAGAACTTCTCATCAAGGAATAATGGTTCGCCACTTACATAGTAATGTCTAGCTTCTGCCCATAATTGATCTTTGAATGCCTTATCGAACCTGAAGTTAGGAATTGTGTTGGTTGAGTTAATCTTAATAACCCAGAATCTTCGGTTACCAGTTAAGTCTCGAAGATAGCCTTGCTCCCCATTGACGGTAGCAAAGATAACGCACTTTCTTGGATGTCTTTCTACATGGTGACCATAAGAGGCACGGTACTTATCATCGGTTGAGGAGATAAAACCTTTCACTTTTTCGATGTCCGCTTTCTTCATGCCAGCGAGTTCTTGAATCTCAACAATCCAAAATCCCTGTAACTTTTCTCCTGCTTTCTTGTTGTCATCCATATCGGATAGTTGAAGCGAGTCTGAGAAGTATTCTGGGTCCACTAGCGATTTAATAATTGTGGACTTACCAACACCTTGTTTACCATCTAGGACAATTATATTGTCAAATTTGATTCCTGGTTCATAGATGCGTGCTACTGCAGCGGCAAACCACTTTCTAGTTACCTCACGAGTGTAGTCGTTATCATCTGCATCAAGATATTTAATAAAGATGTTCTCTAATCGCTTAACGCCATCCCACTTAGGTAAGTTATCTAAATATTCTTTAACGGGGTTGAACGCTCTATCTTCAGTTACCTTAGCAAAGGCGTTTTCAAAGTTCCTATCACTAAAGTCGCAATAATGACTGGCAACATAGACCTTAAGTTTAGATGTATCCGCATCTCTCCAAAACCTAGTAGATGTTGGCCTAAGCCATGGCACCTCTCCTCTTACTTCAGCAGTATCAGCGAGGATATTAAATGCGATGCCTTTAAGCTTTTCGTCATTCTCTAAGATGATAACGAGGTTAGCAACTGTATTAGCGATATCGCCATCATCATTTGTCGCAAGCTTCTTAGTCCAACTAAAATCAATTTCTTCATCACCAAAGTCTTCCTTGATCGATTTAATGTTTTCTTCAGCGATTAGATTCTTGACCTTTTCATCATTTCTAGCGAAGTCCACCATCTTTTTAAAGGAAGGCTTATCATCGCCAAATAGATGAATACGGACAAGATTAAAGGCGCTTAGAGTTTGCCCCACTGCTGGGTCATTAGCGTGATGAGAATAAAACAATTTATCATCATAATTAATCGCGCCCGCAACACTACTTGAAGGAATATACTTGTAGCGATTGCCACCAGCTTCTTCATAAATATCGCCTAAGAAAACATCAATAGCTTCACTAATTGAGTAGGCTCTATTGAAGATACCCACTATGCCATCCTTAGTTAATGGGTCAGCTTGTTTTCTTCCTGGTTTACCACTACTCACATGAGTCTCTTTTGCTTTTTTAGGAAGCGAAGTTAAATCGTTCCAATTTGGGTATTTTGCTAGAAAAGAGTCAGGATTTAATAGGTTTTTCTCAACTTTTCGATAAATGTAATTGCCATCGCTTGGTGTACTTGGCCAGTACATTAATTGATTAGTTGTGAAGCTAACTGGGTCTACTTGTTCAATACCAATTTCATCAGCAAGCAACCTAGATATTGCGACATATTCATCGCCTTCTACATCTCTGCTTAAAGGGATAATTATTCTAAATCTAGGTGAGTCATCTCTATGCCCATGCGTGGAATAAAGGCAACTTGTGTATTGAAAGTTATCTTCATACCATTTTAAGAAGTTGGGAGTGGCATCATCCAAATCTAAAGTGACTAAGCTTCTATACTCCACATTGTTTTTAAGCCTTTGAGGAGTCTTAAGTTTGCCACCCACAAAACCACCATGATCCTTGGCTTCTTGTTTAGCATCTTTAACAAAGTGTTTATACTCCTCTACTGTTTCAGAGGTTCTAATTGTTTCACTTAATTTTTGGGAGAGTTGTTCCCAAGTGATTCTGGTATTCTTCCAGGTTTTGCTATTGGCTCTTTGTCCAACAGCGATTATTAAATCTCTCATAGGAATTAATCCTCCTTGTCATCGTCTGCACCAATAGGAGTAGCATTAGCCCACTCCTCTGGTTCGTTCTTTTTATCCATATATTCGTACATGTATTTCTTGGGGTCGAAATTTTTACCGAATTTCATCACGAGGATATATTTGATAGCTTCAAAATCAGGTGGATAATACTTTTCGTCTTCTGTGACTTTAGTTTCAGTACCACCAATAGGATTTTTCCTCATTGCTTTTGAAGTTGTCTTTTCTTTATATCCAACTGCTTTTCTTTTAAGAGCGGAGAATAGATCATTTAGTAATAAAGCTTCACCTTCTGAAATAGCTTGTTGAATTTCAGGATGTTTATTTTTAAGTTGTGTAAATGTCTGTTCAGTGATGCCTAAGTCGTGACACATCTCTTTTTGCGTGTAGAAAGTAGCTGAAGCCGCTTTGATATAATCAAGCTTGGACTTTAGCACACCTGTCTTTTCCCACATTTGATATGTATCGAGTTTCTTAGCCATAGCACCTCCACAAATAGAGAGAGGTGCCTTAATGGCAAAGTGGTTAAGTATTTTAAAGCACCACTCTCCAAATTAGATGATAAATCATCTAATCCACTTTTGAATAGGTGATGACAGTATGCTATTTATTTGGAGACACTTGATCTTTACCTATTAGGCAGTCATCACAATGAGTTTTAAGGACATTAATGATGAACTCTAATCCATCGATGATTGTATATAGTTCCGTGTCTCCACCAAGAACAATCTCCACGCCTTCATCAAAACACTCAGTTCCAACTTTTTCGATTCTTATGTCGGTACCACCAAGATTTCTGATGCGAATGAAGGTTCTACAACCATGACCACTATCACCACCTTGATAACCTGTGGTGCCAGCTACTACTTCAAGTATGTTTGCGTTATTAAGTTCTTTTCTAAAAATAGGGAACTCATATCTATCTACTTTTGTGGTTGAATAAGAGATGTTGTCATATTTAGATATTTCATGCTTCCATTCATCACCGTGTTTGATTTTAAAATAATCTCTCGGTAATTCGATAAAAGGATAATTGCATCCCATAACTATGCATCCTCCTTCTCATCACGAAACACCACTTCATCACTAGTGATGATGCTTCCATCAATTGTTTCAATTAGTCTTTTAGCACCTGTACCTAATAGGATTCCATCAAATAGAGCAAAGTAGTTCTTTTGACAGAACAAAACGAATTCCATGCAGACTCCAAAATACCATTGAAGAGTTCTTCCGTTTTCATTTCTCTTTTGAAAAACAAAGTCAATGACATCCACTTTTAAAGGGATAAGGACTTTCTTGCTTTCAAGATAATCGCCAAAAGCTACCAATCCCTGGCGAATACTTTTGTTACAGAAACAGTTTCTGCTCTTTTTTGGATCAACGGTGATCTTAACGAATCGTTTAGCAATCTGTTTGTAAGGTAACGCTTCACCTTTTTCTAATAACGCTTTTAATTTTTTTACGTTATCTTCTTTTAAAGATTTCATATATCTAATCTCCAAGGGGTTCTTCCCCATAAATAGGGATGAAGCTCTAATAATTAAGATGAATAATATGAACGTCTTCTTTTTTGGACACAAAGCAATTCATTATTCAGGTCAACACTAGAGCCTATCCGCTCTAATCGTCATCATCGTTTACCAATTGTCTTTGGTAGTCGACTTCCTTTTCACAGATGATATTGAAAGGAATTTCTAAGACAACTGACAATGCATAGATGGTTCTAAATTGGATATCTTTTCCAATAACGCCATTCTCTATGCGATTGTAATGTTGATGACATACCCCCATTTCAGAAGCAACACGATACTGTGAATAACCGAGCTTCTGCCTGGCGTTAACTAAATACATACGAATTTGATAGTATTTCATAGTGCTGCTCCTTTCTACGGTTCTGCCGTTCCATTAAGTTGTGTGAGGTTTTTCGCCTCGCAAATCTATAATAATTTAGGAAGTGGCAATTTATAATATGTAACCTTTGAAATAATTTTTTGTTTGCTCTTAGAGAAACAATTATAAATTTATATGCTTTGCATATATCAAATTTTAAGACAAAATCATAGTTACAATTTTGTTGCCTGAAGCGTTGAATTTATGTCTTTTTATAAATAAAATGTTTTTTAAGGTGGTTAAATTATGGAAGAAAAAGTACATCCGATTATTCAAAAGCAATATGATTCATTAACTGATGAACAAAAAGAACAACTATTATTAGCGTTAAGACCTCTCACGGAAATAAATATTCCTGAACCAAAAATACCTGATTCACTACCAGAAGTAATAAGTGGTTTGAATGAGACGGGAAGAAATGTTGTTAAGGTTCTTTCCACTATTACTCTCTCTGTTATTGTTGAAAACATAACAAAGCCAAAAAGAGGCACAGACTTATATCATGGTGTTGAAATCGAAAAATATCGCAAGATTCGTAAGATAAAAGCAAGTACCTTATCAGAGCTTCTTGGAGTTAATAAAGCCACCTTAAGCAAATATTCATCAGGGCAAATCGATATTCCTGCTTCCAAAGCAGTTGAAATATCAGAAATATTGAATGTATCTCTAGACCTTCTCTTAAAGAGAAAGAAGAGAGAATTGAAGTTAGGCTATATCGGAAAAGAAGCCTATCTATATGATTTTGATTATAAAAAGAAGACATATGTGTCTACATCCACCACATATGCACTCGATAGAAATCTAAAAGATATCGCCGATCAATTGATTATCATTAGATACAAGAAACCAATCTATGAGCTAGGTCTTCCAAAAGACACCATCCTTTTTATCACTGAAGGATCAGAAGCCATTTCTTTAGGCACCACTAAAAAAGCAGCAGTTTGTATACAAGAAAAAGTTGGTGATTCCACTATCGAATACTTTTCATATGTTGAACCACTTAAAGGAAAGGAATCTGATAGAGATTATTCAAGCGCTATCAACTATACATATACAAAGGATGGAGAAACCTTCACTTGCCGTTTATCAAAACTCCAACAAATGGTGAAGTTTGTTATTCATAAAGCGGTCATAGATTTTTAGCGCACCTCAATCACCTATTATTAAAACGTCTTCATAGCTATACTAAAGACGGACACAAAGCAAAGGCCTATTCTGGTCAAACGTCTTCTTAGTGAAAAACACTGAGGAGACTTTTTTATGGTTAATGAAAAAGAAAGGGAATGGCAACTCGCCAAACCCATAATTGATAGATTGTTTAAGGAAGGAATTATCTCATTTGATGAGTGGTATTTTATGATTCTTTCTTTAAGGAAAAAGCTAGGTTTATTAGCCATTTAAATTGTATTACTTCAGTCTGATATATTACTTGATTTAATCAAGTAACTACGCAAATATATGGTGAAAGGAGAATAAGAAATATGGATAATGTTACCACTATAAGAGTTATTCCTAAAAAAGAGATCTTAGCGATCAATCCAACTACCGGAAGTGTAATCAAAAAAAGAGTCGCTGCATACGCTCGTGTTTCTACTGATTTAGAAGATCAAAAGAATTCATTTAACGCGCAGCTAGACGAATACACAAATCGTATTGGGAAGAATCCAACCTGGGAATTCGTAAAACTCTATTCTGATAAAGGAATATCTGGAACATCCACTAAACATAGAGTGGGTTTTCAGCGAATGATAAAAGATGCCCTTGATGGGAAGATTGATTTAATTCTCGTTAAATCCATTTCACGATTTGCTAGGAATACAGTCGACTGCTTAAAGACAGTACGTGAGTTAAGAAAGAAAAACGTTGAAGTATATTTTGATAAAGAAGCTATATCCACTAACGACACTAAAGTCGATATGATGCTTACCATTTTTGCCTCATTTGCCCAAGAAGAATCCAAATCCATCTCAGAGAATGTTAAATGGGGTGTGAGAAAAAGAATGGCTAAAGGCCAAAGAAAGATGAATGTTAAAACCACACTCGGTTATAAAACTAATCATGAAGGTAAAGTTATTATTGATGAATCTACCAAAGACATAGTAATCCAGGTCTTCAATTTATTTGCAGCCGGTTATACCTATCGCGAAATAGCGCAAATCATGACTGATAGAGGTATCAAAACTGGGACAGGTAAAGATGTATGGAAGGTGTATGACATAGACAAAATTATCTCTAATGAAAAATATGTAGGTGACTTTGTTATGCAAAAAACATGTGTCGTTGATTTCTTAGATCATAAAGTCGTAAAGAACAATGGAGTTGAAGAAAAATACATATTTCAAAACCATCATGATGCAATTATCGATAGAGAAACTTTTAATGAAATTCAAACATTAAGAAAAGCTAAATTCACTAAAGGGAACAATAACTCATCTAAAGTGAATCTAATATCCAAGATATTTTATTGTGAAAGATGCCTTAGAAATATGAAGGTGATAACCATTCATCCTGGCACCAAATACGCAAGAAGAGTATTCACTTGCAAAGTAAATAATAAAACATCGCCTCATTATAAAGACTGTGACGCACCACTCACTATTGATTACGAATTAATGAATAGAGCTATAAGTGAAGTATTTAATAAGTTCAATAACCTGCCAAAAGAAATAGATGCATCAATTAATGATGCCTATCGCTCTTCAGTTCAGTCAATCATTGAAAAGATTGCAAAATATAAAACTCAAATATCTGAAGCAGAAGAAAAAATGAGTGAATTAATCAAACTCCAAATGGAGGAAGATGATGTAGTCAAATATCAAGATGAATTTAATATTCAAAAGTCTAATGTTAGTCACTATAAAGATGAAATCTCTAGACTAGAAAAGCTCCTATCTGAAGAAGGCAAACAATATCTAGTTAAAGAAAAGATTAATCAATACATCGCTGAAGGAACAATCACCAGTGAAATACTTAGTGAAGTTTTAAAGGCGGTTATTAGAAGGAGTGATAACTCTATAAGATTTGTCATTAGTGATAAACCTGTTCTAGTTGATACCACCACCATTGATAACTTGCTTAGTTTAAAACCAATCTATTCATCGTGTGCAACAGACAAAACAAGCACTTTGCTTTTCGATGTCATTAAATTGGAGGAAGAAACAAATGGAAATTAATTCATTACATAAAGTTATACCTGGCCAAAGACTAAAGGTTGCCGCATATGCTCGTATTTCAAGCGACAAAGATGTTGCTGAAACTTCACTAGATGAGCAAATTGATTTCTATACTAGAGCCATTATTCAAAACCCTAATTGGGACTTTGCCGGCATCTACTATGATGATGGAATCAGTGGCACCACAATCTATAAGAGAAAAGGCTTCTCTAAGATGATAAACGATGCAGAAGTAGGCTTAATTGACATTATTCTTGTTAAATCAGTATCTAGATTTGCTAGGAATTTAATTGATTTGTTAGAGATTGTTAGAGAGTTTAGAAAGGTTGGAATTGAAATCTATTTTGAGCAACAACACGTCTCCTCCTTAGATGTTAAATGCGACCAGATGATAACACTCTATGCGCAATTTGCAGAAGAAGAAGCTATCAGTGTCTCAAAGAATCAAAAATGGAGATTAGAAAAAGATAGAAGAGAAGGTCGTTATTACATACCAGTCAACCACATGCTAGGCTACCGATATGACAGTAAGAAGAATATCGTTATTCAAGAAGAAGAAGCCAATATCATTAGACTAATCTACAAGCTTTATTTAGAAGATGTTGGAACGACATCTATTGCTGACTTTTTAATGAAAGAAGGTGTTAAGAATAGACGTGGAATTATTTCATGGAGTGTTTCCGGAATCAATCGAATCCTCCATAACGAAAAGTACGTAGGCGATTGTCTACTTCAAAAGTATTATTCAGCCGATCCCATTACCAAAAAGAAAATCTATAATCATGGTGAACGTGACCAGTATCTTATTCAAAATGGGCACCCTGCAATAATAGATAGAGATACCTGGAACGCTGTTCAAGAAAAAATTAGAGCAATGGGTGAAAAATATAACGTTCATAGCTCAGTTAGAGAATCAATAAAACATATAAGATATAAGACTATTTTTAGCACTTTTATTCTCTGTCCATACTGTGGTAAGAACTACATGGTTAAAACCAACCATTACAATGGTGAACCTGGCAAAAAACATCTAATGTGCTATTCAAACCACAAAACTAAACTCTGCAGAAGTGAGAATTATCCATTCGTTACCTTCAAGGAAATAATAGGGAAACAACTCAAGATATTAAAATCAAATATTTCCACATTTAAAGAGTGTTTAATCACCGAATTTAGCAAAGTCGATAAAGATTCCACTGCTGAAGATATCTCCTCTATAAACTCGCAAATTGATGTACTTAGAAAGAAGTATGAGGATATTAAAGACTTCCACGACGACTTCTTCTCCTCTTTGCAGAAAGAAACCTTAAACCAGATTAATGAGTTGATTAAGCAAAGAACCGAATTACAAAACAAGATGGTTGTTACTGAAAACTATCGCGATAGAACCAACAAGGTTATTAATAGCCTAAAGGCACTTCCTGATGAGTATGAGGACGTTGAAGAAATTGATTTTAAATCAGTCTTCTCTAGAGCGGTTATTGTCAATAAAGAACTCATCTACTTCATTGTTGGAAACGGAGACATTGAGAATCCACCACTAGATCCAAAACTCTTATTCACTTCATCCATTGAATACAAAGTAAGAAAGAGTTCGTTCAATACAACATTTGGAATCTTGATAGTAAAGTAAACAAAATACTTTGTGAAATAGCCCTTCGGGGCTTTTTTACTTGCCCCCATTTATTGGACTTTTTATAAGTGAACCTGCACCTAATCGGTTCGAACTTTCTAACCGCGTATCAGTTATTTGAACTAGTTTCATTCTCGATGGTTTTGAATAATTGGATTAGTAGGCACAAGTAGACAAACAAAAAAGCGACAATTTAGCACTCATAATACTGAGTATTATGGTATTGTCGCAGTTTGCTTTTTTTGGTGCAGCTAACAGGAATTGAACCTGCACGGGTCACCCCACTAGATCCTAAGTCTAGCGCGTCTGCCAGTTCCGCCACAGCTGCACGTATGGTGC